GTTCTCTATTAATAGGGAAATAATGTTTATGATTTAAACCGTGGGGAATATATCTAAATACTCTCTTACTATTATCACAATCAGCTAATACTAATTTATTAATATTTTTTGTTTGTTTTGATATACCCATTAATAAATCACATGACTCATAAAATGCTTGGTTATATCTTGGTGCTGGATAATCATCCCAAATATTAATATATGCTATTGGACATTTTTGTCTTATATCATCCTCCATATTAAATATATGAGTAAAATATCTAGGATCTGTAAATAGCAATAAAGCATCTGGTTTTTCAGTTTCTAATACGGTTCTAATTTCTTCATCTTTCCCATATCCATCTACACAGTATATTTTAACACTAGCATCATTAATTCCTGCTTCTTTACCTGTAGCTTCTGATAGATCTAAAACTTTACCCTTATCTGGATGGTTAATAGCTCCACCTACATTTACCCAATTAAAATGTTGAGCTGTATGTGTTACTATTTCTTTTGCAACTGTTGCTACACCAGAATGTACTCTAATGTCATCACACACTATAACAATTTTTTTCCTATCTTTTATAGGAAGGTGTTTAAAACTTTTATTCATTTGGTAATTTATTTATAGTTCAATATTTGTTTGATTGGTAATTTGTTTCCTAAAATCTTCATTTGTAAGATACAAAAATAGACTACGGTCGGCAAGTTTTTGAAATGAAAACTTTCGTCTAACACATTCTATTTTAAAATCATTGAATAATTCGGTTTGGACTTTAACACTTGTTAGTGTCATTTTTTTACTTTGTGGCATAATTTTTATTTTTAATAACGTTATATTTGTCTATACATATATGAATATTCTTCAAATTACATAAAATCTTTACCAGCTTCACATAATTCTGTTTCTTCTTTATAAGGACAGAAATTACAAGTCCATTTTGAAGGTGTTTTTGGATACTTTTTATCTTTAATACCTCCATCTGAATTAAAACATTCATTAATAAAATTATTAATTGCTGTTTTTGCTCTACCTAATTTAATTTTTCCACTAGGTGGTGTAAATTGTTGTACTCTATATGCTTGATATGGTGACATAATATTTTCATCATCCATATCCAATACCTTTCTTTTAAGTATAAAAAACTCAATTTCAATCTTGTCTAATGGTATCCCATATTGTTCAGAGAAATATTGTTTATATAATAATAATTGGTACTGTTTATCTTCATCTTTTTTAGCATAATCGTTCCAGCCCTTAGTACTGGTTTTTATGTCGATTATTTTAAATGTATCTGTTGTTTCACAATATGTGACAACATCTAGATATCCCATGTATAATACGTTGTTATACATTTTATTTGGTGCTATTATAATTGGTAATTCACAACCAACTAAATATGTACCCTTTTTACTAAAATATCTACTACGTTTTTTCTTGAACCACTCTAATATTGCCACTCCGTCTTCAAAGAATTCTCTCATTTCTGAGGCATCTGAGAAATGTTCATTATTATTTTTCTTATATTGAACTTGATATTCAGATATATAAGCGTTTTGGAAATGATCTTTTATATCTATTTCCCTATCTGCTGCTGCAAATGATTTTTCGTATGCTACATCTAAATAATGTTGCATTGATTCGTGTACAGCTGTTCCAAATACAGTGTGTATAGAAGATGTAAATCGTTTGATTTTATCTTTATACTGTAGTTTCCACCTATGAGGACATCCTCTAAATATTGACATTTGAGAATAAGAAATATTCTTTTGAAATGCAAAATTTATAGGTGATGGAGGATTATTTCTAATCTCCTTTACTATACTTGGAATTTTTTTAGCCAAACTATTTTTTCCATTTGTCTCGACCTACCAAAAGACCGATTATTCCATAATTGGCAATATCAATAAATGTATCTTGTATACCTTCGCCTTCAACAAATGATTTACCATTAATTAATAGGTTTTTTAAACGTGATATTTTATCAGTTAATCTAATACATAACCCAGTTAATGAAAATGTTTTATCAGCAGGTTGAGTTAAATCTCCACCTAAAGCAATATTATTTAAACCATAATCCATATGTTTACGAGCAAACATTTCATACATTTCCTTTTGTATTTGTTTAAACTCACCTGATAAATCTGGATATTCATGTTCGAATACTTCTATAGGGGTGGAATTTAAATGAGGAACTGATTTTCCACTTTTGGCATCGCTAATTTCTCTACTACTCATAACTTTTTCTAATTCAATTGCATTGGCACTAAAATGTCCTCCGCTGTTAATTTTCTTTTCTAAACTTTCCATGTATTTTTTAACTGAATCACCCATTGATCTGCATATCTGATGAGAAATATTTATCAATTGCTGCTAATCTATCATCAGCGTCAACTAACATAACAAGTGCTTCTTCAGCGTTTTTGTAAAAGTCTCCTGTTGTGTGGTCACCAATCCCGACTGCTCTATCACCTAATAATTCAAGTGATAATAGTGCTTTTGCTTTATCTGCTTGTGCAGATGTACGTAACATTTCTATTAATTTGTTCATTTTAAAATTTTAGTTATTTCTTTTTTTTCTAATCCAATGGACGTCAATATACGAAGGATTTCATCGTTCCCCAAAAACTCCATGTATTCTTTTACTTCTGTTTTCGAACATTCCCAGTAATTACTTAAATGGTCTAATAATTCGTTGTGACGTTTTTTAATATTGGATTTTACGTATTTATTCCATTTATTATTTTTAGGAATAAATTCACGGTAAATACTATATATTTCTTTTTTATTTTGAGGCATTATTTTTTGTGCCTCATTGACTAGTTCTAAATAATCAGGATTCATAGACATAAACCTATGAATCATATAACTGTTCCATAGTTCCCAATCTTTATCAGAAAAGGAACTAGGATCAGCTTTAACACTATTTATTTGTTTAAGCCAATCCCAGATATTCTTCATTATACTAACTCGTCTTTAAGTTCCTCTCTTAATTCCACTGGTACTCCCTCACCTAATATTTTATTAGTGTTTGGGTCATAAAAAATTGGAATCGGCATTATAGCATCATTGTCTGTTCCTGCTACAAATTTAGAGATTCGTCTTAAAATTACTCCTGATTTGAAGATGCTTCCACCTTCTGCATTTTTCATACCTTCAGTTGATTTTAAATCAATCTGTGGTTGTTGAATTGGTTTTTCCATTTACTTACTATTTATTAAATTATTGATTAAACTCATTATGTTGATCTCTTTATCTATTCTAAAATTAGCTTTATATTGGTGCTCATTAATTAGTATAGCTGCTGTACCTGCTTTACCAGGGAGATATTTATCAGCATTTTCATATAAAAATCTAAATACTTCTTCAAAATCATCAATATTAGAATCAGCGATGATTTGTCTAATGCTATTAAATTTAGGTTTGTCCTTATTTAATTCAGTTAAAATAGCAGACAAGTAACTAGTACTGACAAGTAAAGAATCATCTAATGTTAGTTTGTTCTTAATATTACTTGACTGGATAGTGTTAAGCATTTTACGTAAGTCCGGATAGAACTTGTTTACAATTTTACCAATGGCAGTTGGATCATAACTTATGCTTTCCTTATCACAAATACTAGCTAAATGTACTGCAACCTCTTTTTTAGTTGGAGGGACAACTTTAATCGTTTGACACCTTGACTGTAAAGGATCTATTACACGTTCAATATAATTACAAGTTAAAATAAATCTTGTTGTACGTGAGAATGTTTCAATAATATTACGTAGAGAAGCTTGAGCTTGTATAGTAAGGAAATCTGCCTCATCTAAAATAACCACCTTAATGGATTTAAAAGATGCTACACTAGCAAACCCAGATACTTTATCTCTGATAGTTTCAATACCCCTTTCATCAGAGGCATTGATATAAAGATAATCACAATCAAGTTTGTTAACAATTAACTTAGCTAATGTTGTTTTCCCAGTACCAGCAGGACCATAAAATAAATAATTTTGTATATCATTGTTATACAATTGTGCTGCTATAGTAGATTTTAAACTACCATTACCCACATAATCCTTTAGTTCTGTTGGTCTGTACTTCTCGTTAAGTAAACTATTAGTATTCTCCATATATTGAATAACGTTGTTCTTTTACAGGTTCAATTTCCTTCTCAGATGTTAGTATAGCATATAACTCACTTTTTAATGGAGCTAATCTATATTCACCTCTGAATCCAGTTTTTGTCATATACGCTTCTAACGTATCAGTTAATGATTTATGTACAGGACCATCTGGTTCATTAGCAATTAATCGCCATTTATCTCCAGGTGGTACTCTACGAGCAATAAGAGTTCTGTTCTCTATTACTTCTACTTTAGGTTGTGTGTTTTGTCTCATGTCTATAATATAATTAATTTATTATAAATATCCTAATTATTTTTAACGGTATTGTGCTGATTC